AAAGACTCAAACATTTCGTACCCAGTTCGTGGCATTCGGATTATTTCTCCGGCGTCGCCGTCATCTTCTGGCACTGCAAGGTTGACCATCATTCAAGGTGGTGGAGGCGGGTTAGCATGATTGCAACAAGCATTGACGGTTCTAACTCGACGCTTGATCTGCTATCGACGCTGCTTGCTGATCCAACGGTTTATGCGGACAAACTCAAGGCGCTGACTGAAGCCACTGCTGAAAACAAAAAGTATGTGGAGTTGGTTGGCCCCGCCTCTGAGATTCTGGCTACTCGGGCGCAAGCAGAACTAGACCGCGCAGCAGCAGCGCAAGCTGTAGCAGATGCAAAAACCTTAGCTATCAGTATTGTTGGCGACGCTCAAGCAGATGCAGCCGGTATTCTTGCAGACGCACAAGGCCAAGCCGATACTTTGATAGCACAAGCTAAGGCCCAGAAAGACCAATCTGATGCGGTGTTGTCGCAAGCCGAGATTTCATTAGCTGATGTTAAACGGGCAGAGTCAGAAGCCAAAGCAGCAACTGCTGCGGCTAAAGCTCAAGCGGATAGTTTGGCAGCAGCGCAGTCAGCAACAGAAGCCCTGCAAACAGAAGTAAACAACATCAAAGCAGCACTACTAGCAAAGACTCAAGCCTTCATCGAAGGATTGTAATGTCAGTTGTTTTAGCCGTAGATTCAACTTCTGGGAGCGGGATTGTCCTGCTCACAGAGCCGTTTTCTGGTGGTGGTGGTTCGGGCACGGTAACTTCCGTTAATGTTTCTGGAGGAACTACTGGGCTTACCACATCCGGTGGCCCAGTCACAACCACAGGGACCATCACACTAGGTGGGACGCTTGGAGTTCCTAATGGGGGGACCGGAGCCAACACGCTAACGGGATATTTAGTTGGGAACGGAGAAAGTCCGGTTACCGCTGTAGCAACGATCCCAAACGCAGGACTGACGAATAGCGCGATTACGATTAACGGGTCATCGGTTTCGCTTGGTGGTTCGGTAACGGTTACTGCAACAGCCTCAAATGCGCTGACGATTAGTACCGGGCTGACTGGCACTTCTTATAACGGGTCAACTCCCGTAACGATTGGAATTGATTCAACTGTAGTTACGTTGAATGCGGCGCAAACGCTTACTAGCAAGACGCTGACCAGTCCAATCATAAGCACGCCATCTATAACAGGAACTTTTAAGTTAACTGGAACTGGCGCTGCAACGTACACACCGTTTATTCAAACTTTTGCGAGTTCCGTTACTAATTACAACGGCTATCAACTGAACTATATTCAGAATACCAATAACGGTTCTGATGCGTCGGTTGATTACGTTGCATACAACGACTCTTCTGATGTTGACTCGTACTTCATTGATATGGGGATTTCGAGTTCCAACTACACCAATCCAATTTACACAGTCTTCCCTGCTAACGGAGCGTATGTGTACACCGGGGGCGGGACTAGCGGTCAGGCTTGCCCATTGTTGTTGGGTACGAGCAACACTAACAGCGACATCATTTTCTTCACTGGTGGGACGCTTACGGCCAACACAAGGGGTTTGATCAAGGGGAATGGAAATTTCCTAATCAACACCTCGACGGATACGGGTTACAAACTAAACGTCAACGGCACAACTTATTTTGGCGGGGCCTCGACGTTTGGCGGAACGGTTCTGCTTAATGCCAATCCGACTTTGGCGTTGCAGGCGGCAACAAAACAATATGTTGATTCGGCTGTGTCAACTGGGTTTGTGGTTCATGACCCGGTTGTTTATGCGACGGTTGCCGCACTACCCGCAAACACTTACAACAACGGATCGTCTGGTGTTGGCGCGACCCTGACTGCTAATGCTAATGGTGCTCTTTCGGTTGATGCAACTGCTGTAAGCGTAGGACAGCGGATTCTGGTCAAAAACGAAGTGGCGCAGGCAAACAACGGCTGCTATACAGTCACCGCAACGGGGGGTGCTGGGGCACCATATGTACTAACCCGTGCGACTGATTTTAATACTGCTGCGGCTGGCAACATTGCCAACAACGCGTACTTTTTTGTAACTTCAGGTCCAACGCAGGCCGGCGACTCGTATGTGTTGTCGCAGACGGCAGCTATTACTGTAGGAACAACGGCGTTGCCGTTTACGTTGTTTGCTGACCAAGCGGTTTATACCGGCGGAACAAATATCACGGTTGCCGGGCAAGTTATCAATGTTTCTGGAACAATCGCAGCTACTTTAGGCGGGACTGGAACTTCAACGGTTACGACCGGCGATCTGTTGTATGGATCGGCAACCAATACTTGGTCAAAGCTCTCTCTTGGTGCGGCTTACAAGTCGCTTGTTGTAAATGCAGGCGGCACTCAAGTTGAGTGGAATGCGGTTGCGCTTAACCAAACCGCTGCGGTATCCGGTCAGCTTGGTACTGGGAACGGCGGAACTGGGTTTGGAACATACGCTGTTGGCGACCTTTTGTATGCGTCTTCAACCAGCGCATTATCTAAGTTGGTTGTTGGAACATCAGGACAGGTTCTAACGGCTGGGGCAACGATTCCCCAATACGTCAATCAATCTACTCTTTCGGTTGGATCTTCTACCAACATAGCTGGCGGCGCTGCCGGAAGTTTGCCCTATAACACGGGGGCTGGAGCCACTTCGTTTCTTACACTTGGGTCATTAGGACAGGTTCTCACGGCGGGGGCTACTGCGCCCCAGTATGTCAACCAATCTACTCTTTCTGTTGGATCTGCGGCCACGCTAACGACGGCAAGGGCAATCTACGGAAACAACTTTGATGGGTCGGCTGCGCTTACCCAAGTGATTGCATCCACTTACGGCGGCACTGGGAATGGCTTTACTAAGTTTAGCGGTCCTGCAACGGCTGAACGCACGTTTACGTTACCCAACTCTAACGCCACAATTTTAACTAGTGCCGCAACGGTTACGACAGCGCAGGGTGGAACTAATTTAACGTCATTCACAGCCAACGGTGTTGTCTATGCGTCTAGTTCAAGTGCGTTAACAACTGGAACCCAAGTGTCGTGGGACGGAACAGATTTTTATGCTAGAGGAAGTTCGGCTTCATATATTAGAACTGGACGTACAACAAATCTTGGTGGTGCTCAAACAGTTGGGTATTTTTCATTTGACGCTCCAAATGCTTCTGGAACACCAAAAGGTTGGGGTTATATTAGAGCTTTTACCGGTAGTGCAACAGCAGGTTCTGAAAATAGTAATTTGTATTTTGGAAATATTCAGAATGGGTCACTAACGGATGCTTTAACAATTAATTATGGGGGCAATATTGCAATTGCCACTTTGTCAAGCGGGTGGGGATCAAATTATAAGGCTTTTGAATTTGCCAATGCAGTAGGGTTTGCTGCCCTTACTTCTGGAGCGGCTACGTTATATGTAAGCAACAACGCATACAACGACGGGACTGATTGGACATATAGATCTTTTTCTGCACAAGCGGCATCTCAATACCGACAAACCCTTGGAACACACGTTTGGCTTTCGGCTCCGTCGGGTACGGGAACAATAACATTTACACAACAAATGACTCTGGATGCAGACGATAATTTGCAAATGCAAGCTGGGGCAATTATGCCTTACACTCCTGCCCCGGAATTAATTACGGCTGCTGTTACTCCACTTACAAATGCTCAATTGCAAACTCAAATTCTTCAGTGCTCTGGAGTCGGAGCTTACACCCTGACCATGCCAACGGGGTCAACTCTTGATTCGTTGGCAAACTGGACGCAATCAAATGTTGGGTATGATTTTATTGTTATAAATAATCGGGCAGCCGGAACAATCACAATGGCTGTAAACACAGGTGTGAGTTCGGTCGGAAGCCTTTCTGTTTTAGCCAATATTTCTGCTAGGTATAGAATCCGAAGAACTGGTGTCAGCAATTACGTCCTTTGCCGTATAGGTTAATTGTGATTACTTTGACTTGGGAAATCTCTCAACTAGACTGCCACCAAAAACTTGAAGATCAAGTCGGTGTTGTATTTGCGGTTTATTGGTTTTGCAATGGGACAGACGGAACTTATTCAAGTTCAGTGTATTCAATTTGCGGAATTCCTTTTTTAAACAACTCGTTTACTCCATACAATGAACTTACTAAAGATCAAGTGCTTGAATGGATTTGGCAAAACGGCGTAGACAAAGCATCTGTTGAAGCTGATGTGAAAAAAAAGATTGACAATCAAGCTAATCCCCCTGTTCTTAACTTAGCTCCTCCTTGGTGAAATTAATGGAAAAAATAACTTTGTCAGCACAATTGTTTAATGCCATTGTTCAGTATCTTGGAACCCAACCGTATCAACAAGTGTTTCAAATGATTGATGCCATTCAAAAAGAGTTGGCTCCAAAAGACCAAAGAAAAATGGAGGAGTAAATGACAGAAGCTTCGGACTGGACCCAACTAGCGGACGCTCCGGTTGACAAAACCGCGTGGGCAACGTATCGTCAGGCATTGCGCGATATTACTGAACAAGCCGACCCGTTTAACATCACGTGGCCGAAGCAAAATGGCTAAATCACCTGCATGGCAAAGAGCAGAAGGCAAGGACCCCAAGGGGGGTCTGAACGCGAAGGGACGCGCGTCCGCGAAATCACAGGGGATGAACCTAAAACCCCCCGCACCGAAACCAAAAACGAAAGAAGACGCCGGGAGAAGGAAGAGCTTCTGTGCGCGAATGAGCGGCATGAAGTCGAAACTTACCTCAGCGAAAACAGCCAACGACC